CATGGAGCTGGTGGCAACGGCACGATCATCGGCTGTGTCAGGTCCATTGGAATCGGTGTGCATGGCGCTGGCACGTAAACGGTGCGCGTATTCGAACAGCCCACCAGCAATGTCAGCAGGAACAGGCAGATCACAGGTTTTTTCACGGCGGAGAATCTCCCGGTATTCGATTACGGTTTCTTCGGTGCTGGTGTCAATCAGAGAGTTGAGCCTATTGGCATGTTCTGCAACCTGATTGAATCGATTGAAGTTGAATGCCTGAGTAGCGATTACCTGCTCCTGCAGAGCATTGTCACTGCGCAGAACCTTGATATCACTCTGTAGGCCGCTGGCGTCTGAGCAACTTTTAACGAGTGCGACTGACAGACCAGCAATAACAACTATCACGATTGTGAAAATATTAAATTTCACTGGTCTATCCCCCAGCACGCCAACGCACTTTCCTGATCTCGCCGTTCTACCTGACCGTAGCAGCCGTTCTTCTGGCCTTTAGTCAGGCGGCAGTCGCGGCCACCGTCTCTAATCCACCAGCGAATTGCCTCGCATGCCCCGTGGCGGTCACCGTCATTGATGCGCTTATAGAACGTGGACGGGAAGCACTTATCCGGCCCGATGTTGTACGGGCAGAACGAAGCAATACCCGCTTTCTGCGGTTCGGTCAGAGGCACCTTAATATTGCGATCAACCCACGCAAGCGCCTTATCCCGTTCGATGGCGTTTACCTGGTCGCATTTCGCCTGTGTCAGCTTCATGCCTTGCACCACCGATTTACCATCAACCATCGTGGCGCCACGGCAAATCGTCCAGATACCTCCGCCATCTTTGTATGCAGTGAGCCTGTTCCCTTCTTTCTCATTCAGGAACTGATCGAGGATGCTCGGTGCGGATGCCCCAGCAAGCACCAACCCCAGAACTGCCGCGCTCAACTTTGCCCGGTTCCCCATCACTCACTTTCCTTTTGTAATGCCTCAACGACCACACTTGCAGCAGCAGGACGCTCGTTAAGGGGTCTATCACCAACGCCTTGAAGGTAGTCATTGACCATTTTTGTTCGCTTCTCGTCCTCTCTACGCCTGCGGTTTGCATCCACCCGCCCGTTAATGTAGGAGACAAGCGATATAAGCAGACCAGCAGCGCCAAAGAATATGAACACCAGATCCTGAGTGGTAAATCCAATGGCTGACGCCAGAGCTGCTACCCATGCGAAGAACTGCGTGAAGATGTTCCCTGAATCATTCATTTTCATGGTCTCTCACCTCGCTAAGTGCGGGTGCTGTTGCTAGAAATAAAAAAAGGCCGCCAAACGGCAGCCTTAGGATGATTGAAACCTGCTGGAGCTTCCTTCTCATGAGGAGTGCAATAAATTAAATAATCCTTAAGTAGAGCTATTTAACTCTTTAAAATAATTAACTATTCACATAGTTTTTAAATGTTATCATTTGCGTTAATTTAAAAACTTATTTTCTTAGGGATACAAGACTTATAAGCGGGCATGCTCTGGCATTATTAATGCGGAGAGGATTGATGTCGTTCTCCGCACTTTTTTAAACTCGAAGCGATTACTATCCCGCAGAAATTTAAAAACCTCGCACTGCGTCGAGGTTGCTACTTAACTTAATTGTCCGTTACAGCTTTGGCTCTTCAATACGTCCACTTATCACTTCGACCTCTCCATTGTTGGCGAGATCATCTCCACGAGTCACATACCATGCTCCGTAGATAGTTTCACCCGACTCTAAATCGTCGATTTTTTCGTGCACGTAGTAAGCGATCTGCCTGCTGCCATTGTACTGAATCCAGTAATAGCCTTCTCTCATCATTACCCCCCTCCTTTTCGATATAGAAAGTATAAGAGGCAATGAATAGTGATGGTTTTAGAAATTCTAAAATCGCTATGAAGCAAAAAGCCCCACGGGGCTAACCGCAGGGCTTTAAACGAATGCAATAACCCATCGTTAGAGCAAAATTACCACAGATTCGGGAAAAGTAAATAGCTCACGATAAAATAATGCCCTACTTTGTTATCTGCTTCAGCTGCGCATCTGCCCATGCTTCTTCGATATCAAACTTGGTGAGTAGCTGATCGTAAAATGGCTTAACTGACTTCTTCCAGGTATCGAGGCTGATTGCATCAGTCATCTGGCACACCGCGGCGTAAGCCTCAGTGGAAGAGATTCGCTCATATCCGCGCCCCCTGCAGCGCTTACAATCGGCCAGAACCGGAACGCCCTGCAGTTCTGTAAGAGCCTGATTAACGGCTTTCCCGCGTCCATGGCAATCTTTACAGGCGCAACTTACAACCTTCTTACCCTTACACTGAGGGCATAGAACGCGCGCTACCTCCATGACCTGCCTACGCACCTCATACTCAGAAGGTCGAATATTCTCGACACCCACGTGCAAAGACATCTTCACGAACTTCTTCTCTTTTGTCGGCGTGTGAGACTTCATGCTGAAAACCTCAGCGTCAATAAACCCTGCCCCTTTGCAGCCATCGCATTGCTTCACGCTGGCGGCGCTGCGGGAATAGTCCTCAAACGCGAAGGTGGCCAGCTGATGCATCACCAGTGGTTTAACCCCGGCATCCAGTTTGCGAAGCGCAGCAACCCGGTCGCACCTGGTCAGAGCGTACTGGGCCAGCAGTTCGATCGCCCTCTCCCGGTCATTGTTGCTGATACCCATCTTCCCGAGAAAGGCGCTGTAACCCATGGCGGCCCGTTCCTGCGTCATGCCCATAGCGGCCATGATATCCGTTCCGGTTAATGAGTCAGACGCCGTTGTACGCGGAGAATCACTGATCATTGTCGATTTGGCGAAGTGATATTTGAGGGTATTTTCAAGATTCATGCGATCTCCAGCTCGGTAATGGTGAGTTCTAACTTCCCGCCCTTAACGACAGGCATTTTCACAACGCGATAGTCGACAACCTGGCAGTCATCCAGCCAGAATCCCGCCTTGGTTAGAGCGTCGAATGCAGCTTTCTGCAGGTTATCCAGATCGCGGCGCCGGCGGTCGGGCATGTGACATTCAATTCGGATTTTGAGTGGTGCAGCCGTTCGGATATTAAGCCGGGCGCTTCGAATGACACTTGCGACCGCATAACGGTACGCGACGCCATCGGCGCTAATGTGAGTTCGCCCGCGGTTGTGCCGGTAATACCGGTTGTTGCTCGGCGGCCAGGGCAAAGTGATTTGATATGTCTTCACGTTCACCCCCACATCCGGTTTCGCCAGCGGCTATCCGGGCGCGCTGGTGTATTTGAGGTCGGAAGGAATGCACTTACAGTCCAGGTCACGTAATCCTGGTTAAGGCTGCGCTCAACCCGGACGCCGCGCGCTTTGTAACGCTTAACCAATTCGTCGGCCTGTTCGGTGCTGCAATCGGTGTGGTGGAACCAGGTATATTTCATGTCCATCACCCCGCAAAGCCAAGCAGCTGCTCGGCGACATTTTCTGCCTCATCACGACTGCGGAATGAACGGGACAGGATCCAGCGCCAGAGGACATCGAGTGCAGCTTTATAGAGCTGCTGGAACTCGAGTTCGTCCATGTTGGCGAATGAGATGCTACGAGGATGTTTTTTTAGTGTTCCGTCAGGTAGCTGAATGGCATCAAAGTGCCCTGCCTCGACGATCACCCATGAGCGATAAGCATCGAAGGATTTGCACAGGCTAATGCCGTTCGTGACACGCCGGTAAGCAACCTGTTCCAGATACTGCTCAGCTGCATCGATCAGCGCGCCCTCATTCCCGCCATAAGAAGCAAGGAACTTGGCGTAGCCGGTAATCAGCTTCCGCTCGTTACTCGAGATAGCCCCGCCGGTTGGTTCCCAGTATTCAAATCCGAGATTAAGAAGCGCGAAAAAGCGCCGATGAAATGCCGGGTTTCGGACCCGCCTGAACTCGGCAACAAGAACATCGCCGAGTCGGGTTTTTGATTGCAGGATATCGCTGGTCTCGGGCGTAGCCGGGATCAGTATTCCTGAGTGGTGTTTTATAAGTTGTAATTCTAGCGCCATGGTTCTCTCCGTGGCGCATCAGGTATAGGTTGTTCAGGCCTATGAAAGAATAATATCAGACGGTGGTGTAATTCGGTACCCAAGCCGTTTTGCAAATTGCATAAACCCGTTGAAAGTGAAGATTTCTTCCTCTTCGAGTAACGGTCGTAATGAAACTATTCCATTTACTCGATAAACCAGATATCTCCCTTCAGCCGGGAAGCTATAGATAACTGCTTTATCGGCCCTTCTGACCACGTCGTACCATTGATCATCTGCATTAAAGGCATCTGCACTACACACTATTTCCCCCAGAGCGACTTAATGACGCGGTAAACAGTAATCGGGAACAGCCAGGGGAACGCAAACAGCGATACTCTTTGAAACTGCTCCAGTGAAATTCACGCGATTAATAAAACCACTCGTCCGCGCTTTCCCAGGTCTCCTGCACGATATGTTCGACCTCTTTCTTGTCGCCCCCGAAAACAGTCAAACCATCATTACTGGCACGCTTAATCGTTAGCAGGCAATCATCAAACTGCTTGCTGAGTCTTTTGAGCAGTTCTGACTCGAGCGCAGGTATAGCTCCATCAGGAAGTTTCTTCATGCGATCAATGGTTAACTCGATTTTCATTTTTCCCTCCGCAATGAATTACTGTATGCATATACAGTATATTTATAAACTTATCTTACGGATTTTGCAACGCTTTCAGAACATCGAATGTGAATCAACCGATTTTTCTTGTAGAAAAAATCAAGCGTTCAATCCAGGCGGTAACCTAGATAAAACTCATCTTGCGTTGCAAAATAGCATAAGGATTTTAAAAGGTTGGAATTCATTCGCTTCAAAAACGGACATGAAAGCGATGAGTTAG